CGGAGACGTTGGAGATGATGGGCTGCCAGATTATCCACGCCGACAAGACAGCCCAGAAGGCGGTCGAGCGGCAGTCGGTAGATCAGGCGTCGCTCATTGCGCCAAGCGTTGCCCATGTGCAGGCGGCTGTTGCTGCGATCCCAAACAAGACTGAGCATTTTCCTGACCGCGATGACTATATTCGCATGGGCTATGCCATCAAGGCAGCGTGCGGCCCGGACAATGAGGCCGATGCGTTCGAGATATTCGAAGCGTGGGCGGCCAGTTGGGAAGACGGGGTTAACACGCTCGATACTATCGAGGCGGACTTTGGTCGTATGCACCCGCCCTATGAGTTGGGTTGGGACTGGCTGGCGGACAAGGCGGCATCGTTTGGGCACAAGCGGGAGGTCGATGAGTTCGACGTGACCGACTTCTCCGACGATGACTTTGGAGTGGTAGCGTCGGCCGGGGAAACGCCGATTGAGTATAGTGACATTGCTTTGGCGCAGCGCGTTGCTCGTTTACACGTTTCGGATATTCGATACGTTGTTGGCGGCATGGGCTGGGTTGCGTGGGACGGCAACAAGTGGGCGAAGGATGTGGCGAACAAGCACATCTCCATCGTCCGTAAGGTTTGCGCGCAGGCATCGTCCGAGGCGTTGGCCAACATCGAAAGCCCGCAAAAGGCTGAGCGGATCGCGCAGCGTGTGGCGTCATACAATGTGATCGCCAATGTGGCCAAGCTGGCTGCGGTAGAGCCAACAATGCAGGCAACAACCGAGCAGCTAGACGCCGACATCTATATCCTCAACACCAAGTCGGGGATGGTGGACTTGAAGACGGGTGTGCTGCACCCCCATGATCGTTCTCGCATGTGCACAAAATGCACATCGGTCGAGGCGGACTTCAGCAAACCAGCGCCCCAATGGCAAGCGTTTCTCAATGAGGCTTGCAACGGTGATGCTGAGTTGATTGGCTACCTTCAAAGGTTGGCGGGCTATAGTTCCACAGGCTCTACCAAGGAGCATATCCTGGCTTTCGCCCACGGGTCCGGCGGCAATGGCAAAGGGACGTTCCTTGGTGCGATAGGCGGCATCCTTGGCGATTATGCCACCGTGGCTAGTGCGGACGTTTTCTTGGCGTCGTCGTCGCAGCGGCATCCCACAGAGTTGGCGTCGTTGATGGGTGCTCGGCTCGTTCACGCGCAGGAGATTGATCCGTCGCGCAAATGGGACGAAGCCAAGGTCAAGTCATTGACTGGCGGAGACAAGATCAGTGCGCGCTTCATGCGGCAGGACTTGTTTGAGTTTCAGCCACAGTTCACGCTTGTGATCGCAGGCAACACTAAGCCAGAGATTACTAACGTCGATGACGCCATGCGGCGTCGTATGCACCTGATCCCGTTTGAGACGAAGCCCGCCCGTAAGGACATGGACTTACCGGACAAGCTGAAAGAAGAATACCCGGCGATCTTGGCGTGGATTATCGAGGGGGCTAAGGCTTGGCTGTCTGAGGGGTTGAACCCGCCAGCGGTCGTTATCCAAGCTACCGAGGACTATCTCGCAGGAGAGGATGCCTTGGCCCGCTGGATCACGGAGCGTTGCGTTGTCGGCGTTGACAATGAGATGGGGACTAACGAGGCGTTCAATGACTTCCGCGATTGGTGCAAGGACAATAACGAGGCCAAGGGGCGCGACTGGTCCCAGCGTAAGTTTACCGCAGAGATGAAGACCCACGGCTATGACCACGCAAAAGATCGGGCGACCCGAACAAAGCGGGTGTTCCGTGGTCTTGAACTTCTCATCGGCGATGAAGATCACATGGTCATCAACGCGCTGAGCGAACCTGATGACAGTGACTTCTTTGGCGTTCAGATTAACTTCAAGGCCGGTGAAGAGGACGAGGCATGACCCGGCCCGGCGAGAAAGGATGTGATGCGATGTATGGCAAGGACTATATGCGGTATAAGGACATTCGGGATGTGCTGAATGAGGAAGCGGTCGATGCGGTCGATGCGGTCAATAGCCCTGCGCACTATAACAGCGGCGGCATCGAGGCGATCACAGCGATTGAGGCGTCGATGGACCCGGAGGCATTTGCTGGCTACCTCAAAGGGAATGTCATGAAATATTTGTGGCGCTATGAGAAGAAAGAGAAGCCGATTGAGGACTTAAAAAAGGCCCGATGGTATCTTGATCGGCTGATACAGAAAGTTGAGGGGGCATAGCGCCCCCTCTTTTTTTTATGCCCTCTTGCGGCGTTTGGTTAAGGTAAACTCAACGAGTTCCTCAACCGGAATGCGCTCGTTTGTGCCGTCCGCAAAAGTGCCGTCATCGGCCCAATAGACTTTCTGGTGGCCTGTTACGTCGTAGATCGCGGCCTTGATGGGCGTGTTATAGACGTTGAATAGGTGATCCCAATCTCGAACGGCCATTTTACACCTATCAACCGCTTTCTCGATTGTCGGGCCTCGGCCATGGCTTGACCCGCCGCCAATCCGCACAATGGCGAGATAGTCCTGTCGCATAATATTCTCCCTTTCAAAGAACGGATGAGGGGCTGCCCCTCTTGATCCGCGATTTGCATTATAGGGGACACTAACCTAATTGTCAACCCCCTTAAAAACACCAAGTTCGCCGGACTGTATGAAAGCGGCGTGGGCAGCAGCGGCTTCTTCCATTGTTCGATACCGGCCGACACGAACGCGCTGCCCGGCCTTCTGGACTTTCACTTCCCAACGATCACGGGTCTTATCGTAAGACACGCCCCGCGCTCCGGTCGTGTTGTGAGTATAAAGGGATTGATAGTCGTGTCGTCTTGTCACCATGTTCGGCCTCCTTTTAGGACCTGTCTCCAATAACATAGCGTCCCCACAATACAATGGCAAAAAAGCTATGGGGACATCTTCGGGACGGGTTTGAGAAAGTCCGGGACGCTTTCGGGACGCTTTCGGGACGGATAAATATGAGGATTTCTGCGGGTGGGGACGGAAGGGACGGATAATTCTAAGTTAATTGGCTCTCACGACAGTAACAGTGTTACCCATGGTCATTTATCACTGTTACAGTATTTACGCCAACAAATGGTCGGTCAAACCCGTCCCGAGCGTCCCGGCCCGCAGAAATCCTCACTTTTATCCGTCCCGGATTTGTCCCCAAAGCGTCCCGGGATTTTCGAAAGCGTCCCGGATGGCAGTTTTCCGTTAATCGTCGTCAAAGACATCGGGTAAGTCGTCCGCATCGAGGTTATGAGAGCCGACTTGTTTGATCTCGATGACCGTTTCTGGTTCGGAGGTGTCGTGGGCGTCGGGGCCGTCGTGGTTAGGAGACGCCAAGTTTAGCTGCCTCAGTGCATCAAGATGCAATTGATTGATATTGACTTGGACCGCTGTGGTCGGCTTGGCTTGGAACTTCTCAGGCGCTGCGATCCCGGCCAGCCATTTCCTCGTCTCGATCTTGAGGCGATCTGCGTTGGCCGATTGGCTGTCGGAGGCGTCGGCAATGTCGAGGCATTCGTCTGCCCATTGATCTGCGGCAATAGCCCTAGCTTGTTTGAACCGTTCCTCTCGATCCGGGTCTTTCCTGATCCAGTGATAGAGGGATAGATTGCTGATCTTCAATTCACGGGCAAGCCCAGCCATTGTGAGGCCGGAGGCGATCTTTTCCAATAGGACGGTCTCGCCGACCTTATCCAAGTTAGACGCAATCGTGCGCCGTTTAATATGTCCGGCCATGTCTTATCCTTTAGATAGTGAAATAAGCCCATATAAAGCCCACAGAGCGGCATATAGGGCAATCGCTAGGTTACGGTCCCGATTATAGCTAGGCACGCTCTAGACCCCTTAGAAACGTCTCTAATAGGATCGAGACGGGAGCCGGTACAGACCGGCCCCCTTTTTCGTAGTATTGGATCGACCGTTCGGTCATGCCGATTTTATAGGCAAGCTGGGCTTGCGTCATATTGAGGCGTTCGCGTGTTGCTTTAAATTCTTCGCTTGTCATTGTTATGCGTCCACTTTTTGGGGCCGATAGGCTTCAATCATATACTCGGCGATTTCATACCAGTTAACCTCGCTTAGAAATGCCAGCGCATAGTCTAGGGCAAAGCCGTTGGCCTCATGATACATTAGCTCGGTTATGCTTTCGCGTAAGTTTTGGCCTAGGTCATAGGCGTCGAGGTCATTGTCGCTTGCGCCGTCATAGTCGCATAGCTCTAGTCGAACCCGCCATGTTTCATAGTTTGTCCATCCGTTATAGGTTTCTTTAGTCATAATCTTTTCCTTTCCCTTTTTGGCTAGTGCCATCATCGCCGCGCCATCGCTAAAGACAGCGCGGCTAATGGGGCACTAGCCTTTGTAAGCCTTATTCAAAGCACGTGCCGCGTCACGGTAACCTTCGAGGTAAAGCCAAGCCATAGCCGTGGTTGCATCTTGGAAATATCGCAGATGCTTTACCTTTTCGTCACTTAGCAGGAATTGACCGTTGCTTTCCCAACCGTGCCAATCGTTATGTGTAAATGTGATCATTTGCTTACTCCCCTTGGATTGCATAGTTAGCAACAAAATCGGTGCACCGCTTGCATTCGCGGGGCGATAAGAAAAGCGCCGAATGGTCAATGGCAACGTCAAGCCGTGCCTGCCTATCGGCAAAAGGTATACGGTGCTTTTCAAGGTTGGCGGCATAGCGTTGAAACGCGGCAAGGTTAGCTAGTCTCATTAGATTACCTTTCCACACTAACAGTCGCCAGCCATTGGCCAGCCTTGCCGATATAGATTGACGATGCGTTGCCATAGCAAGCGGCATAGACACGCCGCCAACGCCCATTCCATTTAACCTTATAAACAGTCGGGATGCGCGCCCCGTATCCCGTGGCGGTATAGCTTAGGCCGCGCTTGTGAAACCATAGCGGCGCTTCAATAACGTCTACGTTAACAGTCAAACGCGGTTCATTGCCCGTGCCAAAATGTAGCCATGCGTGCATGTTACTTCCCCTCAAAGTTACGGATTGCGTCGATCACGGCGTAAACGCCAAGCGCAACGCCAACGATAAGCA